TTAGTAAGGTGCTTCAGCCTGTACCCATTTCTTATGCCAAGCGTTTGCTGACCGGACTGAAACCCTCATCAGATAAGCGACAGCAAGCGGTGTCACTCCGACGTCAAATAGCTGAAAGATACAGTTCACACCGGACTCACTTAGTGTCCCATTATTTTTGATATTCCTTGGATGACCAGGCTGGGCGCGATCTAAAACTGCCGCCGGAATTTTGCGGATGACTGCAGCGGTCCCCACTATGGTTTCGTTGAACTGCCGTATGCGCTTGTTGACCTTTCTCGTCAGACGCTGAATCTCTGTCAGGTAAATGCGCTCGGCTGCCTCGAACCTCAGGCCATTAAGACTCGCACGCAAGGAAAATTTCTTAGCCATTCCTTCGCTTACTTTCTTGCGAAGCTGGCGAGCGCCTTTGGCGGCTGAGTAATCGTACTTGCGCACTGGCTCATAGGTATTAGGATCAAAATCGCCAAGCTCCGAATAAGCACCAATGTCGCACGTTAGGGCATGAATTTGATGCCCAATGGTGTTTCGGTAGTTCACAAGTCGGAGAATCTCGTCGCTCTCTGCCTGGGATATGCATCCTTCCACAACGAGCAGTTTTCTTGCAGCATCCATCTTCTTTTTTAGCGGCAAGGGCGAAGCAGTACCGTTGATCTCATGAGTTGTTTCAATGCTGTCAATGATGAATGCCTTCAAATCCTCCATGTAAAAAAGTATCAGAACCATTTCAAAAGCCCGAAGCTTGAGAATGTCTGCTTCTAACGTAGTTGGCGCAAGGCCGTGGGGACGATGTGGTTTCATTGCTGTATTACCCGGAATCGGCGCGTGCTTAAAAGATTTCTATAAGATTCTTAACAGCACCCGCAGAGCCAGTCCATCGATGCGACGCTACGAAAACCAGATCCTCGAGTGGTACCCGGTCGGCACTGCTGTAGGCAACGTACGCAACCAGGGTCCGAACTTGGTTGAGCCAGTCCAATTACCAGCCTCATGAACACCGTCCCGGGCCAGCCTCGCCCGGGAAAGTGCTGGAGCTTCGAGATTACTTACCCGCCACCTCTGTCATCAATCGGGCGGACTCAGCAAAGCCAACCCATTGACCGGCGGAGTCTAGACCGCGGCTCACCAACTGCTGCTTGGCCAGTTCGTTCAGATCAACCTCACCGCGCAAAGCCGCAAGCAGGACATGTGTTGGGAAGGTTTGGAGGTACATCTCGGCGGTTTCCATGAAGCGGTTTCCTTTGTGGGCGTGGACACAGTAACGCTCCACGCAAATCGAATAGCAAGCGAGTCAGATCCTGTGCGACGACCATCTAAAATAGCCCTCCCAGAGCTGCGGGAATCCAGTTCATGATCACTAACTCACCTGTCACGTCAGCTTTGCCATGCCGCTGATTGGCTGTGGTGTAACGGATGTCCAAGGTCTCGAAATGAAACCCTTCGAACACTCGCCGGATATCCGGATGGTCGTTGATGCTGACCATCACCTTGCCCTTGCAGCGGCGCATGAAGTCGGCCATGCGTTCGTAGTTCTCGAAAGGGAAGTCCACGCCATACCCAGCGGTCTGCCAGTAAGGCGGGTCCATGTAGTGAAAGGTGTGGGCACGGTCGTAGCGTTCCGCGCATTCAAGCCAAGAGAGGTTTTCGACGTAGGTGCCAGACAGCCGCTGCCATGCGGCCGAGAGGTTCTCCTCGATCCGCAACAGGTTTATGGCGGGGCCAGTAGTGGCAGTACCGAACGTTTGTCCCGTGACCTTGCCACCGAAGGCGTGCTGCTGCAGGTAGAAGAACCGGGCAGCGCGCTGGATATCGGTCAACGTCTCGGGGCGGGTCATCTTCTGCCACTCGAAAATCTGACGAGAACTGAGAGCCCATTTGAACTGGCGGACGAACTCTTCCAGATGGTTCTGCACCACCCGGTACAGCGTCACCAGGTCACCGTTCAGGTCGTTCAGCACCTCCACCGGGGCTGGCTGGGGGCGCATGAAGTACAACGCAGCACCGCCGGCGAAGACTTCCACATAGCATTCGTGAGGGGGGAAGAGGGGGATCAAGCGGTCGGCTAGGCGGCGTTTGCCACCCATCCAGGGGATGATAGGAGTAGACATTAAGAGCAAGACCTTTACTGTATATATAAACAGGTGCTAGGCTCGCCGCGCTTTGTGCACGGAGCAGGAGCCTTGGCTGGACTTGCAGGGGCAATCTGCAGGGACGGCGGCCGGGGTGGATGTTGACGCATCCAGACCGGCCGCTCCTTTTCACTTCTGTGTAGATACTTTTCTGGCGTACGCCTGACAGGCTGCCAGGGCGATCAGTCCTTGATCGCCGTCGTTGGTGATTCCGATAATTCGTTGAGCATGCGCTGGGTCAAGTCGGGCGCGTGCGGCTCCATGAACCACGCCGCTGGCGGTGGTGGTGGCCGGCACGGCACATCCGCTGCCGGAATCGGTAGCCTCGAGGAGGACTGACAGGCGCAGATCAGCAGTGGCAAGACGGTCACGCAGGCGACCTTGATCACGTTGTACATCGCTTAAAACTCGGTAATGGGTTTGATCACTGGCCTGCAGCTGTTGCTCCAGGGCCAGCCGTTTGTCCTGCTCGTCCCGCTGTCGAGCAGCGGCCGCCAGGTTCAGCTGGCTCAGGGCTTCACCGTGCAGCCGGGCTTGCTCCGCCAGTTGCCTGCCATAGCGCCAGTCCTGAACCGTCCATGCCCCGCCCGCGCCCGCGGCGAGTAGAAGGCCGGCCAATACCAGAGCACCAGCCAGGCGCAACGCCGCGGGGCTCACTGCAACACCTCCCGCGCCCGCGCCCAGATCTGCAAGCGATCCTCCAACCCGTTCAAACCACCGTTGATGCGGCGGGTGATGGTGTTGAACTGGTCGCGATCGACCAGCTCGTTAAGGCCGTTCTGCTCCCAGAACCAGGCGGCCGACTCGGCGGCCCATTGCGGCTGCTCCAGCAGCTCAGGCGTCCGCAGCAGGCGTTCGTCATCGAACAGCGCAAGGCTGCACTGCCGGTAGTTGTTGTGGCCAGTGATCTGGATCAGCCCGCGCCCGCGGTACTTCTGGCCGTCGCCATCAGCCGCCGGGGTATTGCCCAGCTTTTCAGCCAGCTTGCCCGTGTCGTACTTGCTCAGATACTGGGAGCCGCCCAGCTCCCGGACGTAGAGCAGCTGGCCAGACTCATGCCCGATCTGAGCGAGAAAAGCCGCTATGCGCTTGGGCGTACTGATCTGCCGACGGCTCATGGCCGCGTTGAGCGCTGACACAAAAACGCCGGCTCTGGCGCCGGCGTTGGGGAGGATCTGTTGCAGCTGCTTGAGGGTAACAGTCATCTTGGATCTCCTGCTGTGGCCACTCCGGCCGGTTTCACATCGACCACCTTCAGTGGCGTGTCGGATTTCTTTTTCTTGCCCTTGGCCTTTGCCTTGCCCTTCTTGCCGCCGTTGCACTCCACCGCGGTCGACCAGCCGGAGGCATCGAAGGTCTGCTCGACGCTGTCGACCAGGTACTGACCATCCAGACCCACCTTGAAACCCTGGGCGTTGATCAAGCGCTCGGCGAACAGGTCAGTGCGCCCGGGCATCTGCAAGCGCACGCTGGCAGTGGTGCGGTTGAACGCAGCGAGCTTCGCCTTGGCCGCCTGTTCGGCTGCGGACTTGTTCGGGTAGATGTGTCGATCGGTGTGTACGCCCGGCAGCCCCGATGGGGCGTCGTCGTTACCCAGCTCGACCACCACCAACTTCCCAGTCTTTTTGTCCTGGTGCTGGGTCTTCACGGCCTTCTGTGCGCTGCGGTCCCCGAGACGGAACTGCCACCGGCTCATGTCCGCAGGCGTGATAGTGACCACGCCAAAGGCCTTGCCGCTGACCCCCTGGCTGGCCTCACGGGGCAGGACCAGCAGCTTGCCGTCGGCGACCTTCGCGGTGCAGTCGTATTGCTTGGCCAGGCGGGTGATGAAGTTGAAGTCCGACTCGTTACGCTGGTCGACGCGGTCGACCTTGGTCTGCACGGGGCAGGCCGGTGCCCAGCCATTGCGAGCCGCAATGTCGCGGACGATCTGCGACAGCGGCACGCCCTCCCAGTTGCCGCTGCGCGTGGTCTTGCCGCTGCCGCGCATGTCGCTGGCCTTGCCGCGGATGACCATCGTGCGTGGCGGCCCCGAGACTTCAATCTCGTCGACGGTGTACCGCCCGAGGCGGGCCAGCGTCTGCCCCGCATAGCCCAGGTAGACCTCGATCCGCGCCCCTCGGGCGGGTAAGGCAACCGCTGCATCACGGTCATCGATCCGCAGCTCGAACTCGTCGGAGTCCATGCCAGGCTTGTCGGTCGTTCTCAGCAGCAACAACCGGTCATTAATCAGCGCCGTGATGTCCGCGCCATCAGCGACGATGCGAAAGGTGGGTTGCATAGGCACTCCAGAATGAAAGAGCCCCGCACTGGGCGGGGCTCGTTGAGGGCTGGGGGCTAACCCCACAGCTCGATGGTTTCGATCGATGGTGCCGCAAGGTCGGGCAGCACGATCACCACCCCGGTGCGGTAGGGCTGCGGTTCATCAGCCAAGCCCGGGTTCTCCTGCAGCACCAACTCGACCGTGCCGTTAAGGTGCCCGTAGTGCTGGTAGCACAGGGTGTCGAGCAGATCCCCCTCAGACGTTCTGCATGTCGTTGCCATACTTCACGAACTCCAGTGAGAAACCCTGCTTGCGTGGGATGCCGCCCGCCAACAGCGCGCCCTGCTCTTCATCGATGCTCAGCAGGCACCAGGTGCCGAGCACGTCGCCATAGCCCGTAACCAGGCTGACGGGCTGCAGCCGGCGGACGATGGCGCGAAGGGTGTCCAGTTGCTTGATCCCTCCTTTGAAGCCGGGATAGATCACACCCTTCAGCGTGATTTTGTCCTCGCCCTGCCCGACCGCCTGCTGCGCGATATCCCGTGTCAGTCGCTCCTGGCCGGCCCAGCGCGCTGCCGTCTGCCGCCGCAGCTCGTCGAACGCGGCGGTGTCCAGGTTGAAGTAGTACGGCTGCTGCTTGGCATCAAGCGGCTGCAGGATCAGCAGGTGCGGGAAGGGTTTGATCGCCTCGGCCACTGGCGTTGCCAGCGAGGCAAGCGCGCTGGTTGGCAGGATGTTGGCCAACGACGGGCTAACCTGGCCGGCTATCCGATTGATTGCCGCCGAAGCCTTACCGGCCTGCTCTTTCAGCGAACCGATTCGGTCTTGTACCGCCGCGGCGCCACTGACCGCCTGGCTGTAGGTGGACGCCACCCGCCCCACAGTGGATTGGGCTGCGCTGATCGCCCGCATTGTGCGCTGCAGCTTCTGGCCAAGGGCCGGGCCGAGGATCGGCAAGCCCTCCAGCTCGGCAGCAGCCCCCGTCATATCGCTCACAGCGCCGGTCAGCGGCCCGAGCATGCCGTCGAGGCTGGTACGGCCAGCCTCCCCCGCGGCAATCAACGAAGACAGCGTCGACTGCATAGACTCCATGTAGGCCATGGCACCTCCTTAAACATGGGGTTCATCGAACAGTTGCCCAGCAGCCTGCCGAGCAAGGTTTTCCCGCGACCAGGTATCCCAGCTATTGCGGATGAACCCTTCGAGCGAGCGGAACAACTGTTGCGGATCCTTGGCATCGCCTTGAACGGTGATCGGCATATTCGGCATGTAGGAGAACTGCTGGTCGACCTTGGGCGGATCAGACTTGGGCTTGGCCTGCTCGAGGGCCTGGGCGACTGCCGGAGCTGTCGGTGCCGGCGCTGCGGCTGCGATCGAGCGAGCCACGTCACCAGGTGCCGCGCCCTTGTCCTTGTCGGCCTTGGCCAACTGCTCGTCCTCGCCGAACAGCTTCTTACCGAGCCAACCACCTATGCCCTCCCCGCCCATACCGCCGAAGGCTGCACCAATGGCACCCCCGATGGCGGTACCAATGATCGGCACGACCGAGCCAATCGCCGCCCCTACAGCACCACCCGCCAGGGCACCGGCCAAACCGCCCGCCGCGGTGCCATAGCCTTCGGCTTTCTCGTCCTGGGTTTTCGCGTTGAGGGCCGTGTCGACCAGGGTCATGCCGGCATCGAGCACTTTCCCGCCCGGCAGTTTGCCAACGAACTTGGAAGCCTTGCCGACGGTACCCAGCACCCGCCCCATCCGCCCGACCTGAGTCGCATCCGCAACCGCGCTCGCGGCCACCAATCCGGTCGAAGCACCTCCACGCACCACCCGCCCGACTGAACTTGCACCAGGGGACCTGCGCGTCACCGAACCACCACGCCCCCTTCGCTGCCTGCGGCGGCGCCGGCCACCTGGTTCTGCAGAACCTACCGAAGAACCCAACCCGCCGAGATCCCTGGCATTGACGACGAAGACTCGCTGCGGCTCATTGCCAAGCACGCCACCAGCATCGTTTGCAGCAGCTCCACCAAACACTTTGCCAAGCACGCCAAGGCCGGCATCCACCGCCTTGTTGCCGGTCTGAGGAACGCCGCCACCGCCAGCAGCACCGCGTCCCAAGCGATGGCCACGCGCAACATTCCAAACGCCGCGCCCGATCTTCGCTGTGCTGTACAGAGTGAGCAGCGCACCGATACCAGCAGTGATGCCGGCAATGCCCATCACTACGCCCGGCGCCTTGTCCGACAGCTCCGTCAGTTTGCGTGCCACAAAGTTGATGCCCTGCCCGACTTTGTCTGTCACCGGCCGAATGGCGTCGCCGACACTGCGCATGCTGTCATCGACCGACTGCAGCGTCTCCTTCCAGATCTGCGACGACGTCTCGCGCCGCTCGGCCAGGTTCTTGTCTAGAATTCCGGTGGCCTTGGTCGAGTCGTTCTTGAGCTGGGTGTACAAACCTCTGTTCTGCGCATAGGCCGTGAGCGCCGCCTTGACCTGCATGTCCGCGAACAAGTCCCCGGTACGCAGGGACTTCTCCAACGCATCCAGGGCAGCCCTGGCCTTCTCCGGGTCAGCTTCCTTGCTGATACCGGCCTGGGCATCCTTGATCTTTTTCGCCTTGGCCGGGTCCGTGGCTTCGACATACTTCAGGGCCAGGGCCATCGATGACTCGATCGTCGACATGCCCTTCTGGATGCCGGTGTTCAGCGAGGCCTGGTAGTCGATGCCAGCTTTCTTGTAGGCATCGACTACTTCGCCAGAGCCAATCTTCTCGATCCAGTTTTTGAAGTTGTTCGCCGCTTCATCCGAGCTGCCGGCAGTTTTCATCTGCACTTGCAGCATCGACCCCAGAGACGTCACTGCCTCTAGCCCCGTGCTGCCGCTCTTCTCCATGCCAGCCAACAGCTGCGGAAACCAGCGGGCCATGTCACTGGCCTCAAAGCTGCCCGCCTGGCCCTGGTACGCGATGGCCTCGAGCGCCTGCTGCATGACCTTGGGGTCGGTGATCTTGGCGTTCTGCTGCAGCGCCATGATCATCGATGCCGTATCGACGCCACTGGCACCCTGCCCGACCGCGAACTTGGCTGCGGTAGGGGCATAGGCCAGTGCCTTGTCCAGCTCCATACCGGCACCGACGAGCTGGTTGACCAGGTCGGCAACGTCGTTGCGCGACATGCCCGTGTCCTTGGCCGTATCGATGACCGTCCTGGTCAGCTGGGCCTCCTCGGGTTTGTTGGCCACGTCGGCCTTGATCGCAATGTCGCGGATCACAGCCTGGTAATCCGCGCTGATCTTCGTTGGGATCGCAGCCATGCCAACGCCGACAACCGCGGCGCCGATGTTTGACTTCAGCGAAGACTTGCCCGCATCGATCTGCTGCCGTCCCTTCTGCTGCAGATCTGCTGCTTTCGCTTCGCGCCCAAGGCGCTGGTACTCCCGAGCAAGGCGCCCGACCTCGACGCCCTGTTTCTTCAGGGCATCGAGATTGCCTTCCAAGCGACGCAGCAGACCGGATGCTGCTGACGACCCACTGTCATGGGCCTTCTTCCATTCGTCCCTGAGCTTGATTGTTTCGCCGATGGTGTTCTTCAACACCTTGGCCCGGTTGCCCTTGTCCTCGAGCTTCTTGATATGTCCCTGGGCAGTGCCGAATGCCGCACCGAGCGATGCTGCAACGGCGCCGCCGATTTCCAGCGCTATCGCCAGCTTTGCCATGCGCTACCCTCCTGCAGGCTCAATCCGTGAGCCACCAGACGATGTCTATCCAGGACATCGTAGAGATCTCTGCTGCCGAGAAGCCCAGCTCGGCAGCCAGCCGTTTGGCCAGCTGCTTCTGGGTCTGCGGGTCAAAGCTCGTCGTCTTGCACCAGGCGAAAATAGCCGGCCTGTAGACGGGTGTAGTCCTTCAGTGCCAACCCTTCGAGATCCTTCACACTGACTTCGGCCAGCGAGGCAAACAGATTCAGTTCACGCTGCTCATCATCGCCATCGGCGGTAACCTGGGCAGTGCGGATATCTCGAACAGTCGGCGCCCGCAGGGTCAGCGTGTCGACCGTGACGCCGTTGCACTCGCTCGGCTTGCTCAACTTGACGGTGACGCGGTCGACGTCGACCTGCAGGAAAGCGGGGATTTTCTTAGTCATGGGAGTTTGTCCTTGTAGTGAGGGTTACAGGCCCAGGGCCTGGCGTTGCGCGGCGAGCTGATCGACACCGTTGATGACCCGTTTCATGCCCAGCGCATCGATCTCGTAGACCACGCGTCCGTCGACCTCGAGCTTGTAGTAGGTCACTGCGACGTTGTGCTTGATCTCGGCCTTGTCGCCTGGCTTCCAGTCGCCCATGTCGACCTCTTTCAACGCCCCGCGCAGGGTGACGATGACCGGGGTGATCTTGCCCTTGAGGCCCTTGTAAGCCCCGCGGAAAGTGCCGTTGAAGGCGGTGCCGTCAGCCAGGCCGAAGAACTTCAGCGACTGACGGCGCACGCCGGTGGTGGTGAAGCCGGCCTCCTGTTTTTCCATGCCCTGGTCCAGCTCCACCGGCATATCCATGCCGCCGGCTCGATGCTCTTCCATCTTCAGGGTGAGCTTGGGCAAAGTCAGGCTGGGCACGTCGCCCTGGAAACTGACGCCATCGACGAACAGGTTCAGGTTCGCCAAGGTTTCGGGAATCATTGCCATCGGGTGCGCTCCTTATGCGGCGTTGTTGTCGAGGACTTCGCCCAGCCACTGCTTAGTGACCTCGACGCGGAAGTTGGGGTTTTCGGCCGGCGGGACGTCGGTGAAGCGGATGTTCCAGTACACCTTGCCTTGCTCCAGCTGGCTCTCGGTGTTCAACTCTGGGTCGGCGTACACCTCAAAGTTGATGATCGCGCCCTGAGCTTTCAGGTCGCGCATGAACGCTCGCAGCCCCTCGGTCACATCGTTGACGTAGGTGGCCGTGATCGATCGGTCGACAGCCCATTTGTGGCCGTACAGGATCGCGTCCATCACGATATCCATGGTCCGCACGCGGGTGACGAAGGCCCATTTCGGATCGCTCGACAGGGTGCGGTTGCCCCACAGGCGGTAGCCGTCGTCGCGGATAATGGTCGTCACGTTCGCGTTGTTGAGCAGGTTCGCACGGCACGTCTCGTCACCGTCGAGGAACTCGACCGGGCGCGTTGTACCGGTGATGCCGACGAACTCCTTGTTCGAGGGCGAAGCCCAGAAGCCGTACTCACTGTCGGTCCAGGCGAACAGGCCGGCGACATAGGCCGAGCTGGGCGCGTTGACGGTCGCGCTGGTGTCCGTGTCCCAGTACTGCACACCAGGGTCAACCAGAAAGGCCCGCTTGGCGCCGAACTCGCCGGCGTAAGCGATGACCGCTTCGTCGGTGGTATTCGGACCGTCGATGATGGCGAGGCCGCGCAGCTTGTCGGCCAAGGCCACCAGTGCGGTGCCCACGGCTTGGGTCGCGCTGTGCTTCGGTGTTACCAGCAACCGCGGTTGCGCATTGAAGCGGCTCTTGCCGTCGAGCAGCGCCTGCATACCGGTACGCTTGCCGTCGGCCAGCACGCCGCCGATGATCGCCGAAGCTTGTTCGGCACTGCTCTCCGTCTTGGCCACGCCACAGGCAACGATGACCGCTTTGGCGCGGGCATAGATAGCGCGACAGGCCTTGGTAATGGCCGAGTTAGAACCGAACGCGGCAACCGCCTCGCGCTCGTTGGTGATCAGCATCAGGTCATTGACCTTGGCGGTGGCATCCGCGCCAGGGGTGAAGGTGTCGACCAAGCCAATGATCGATGACGACGGCAGCGCGATGGTGCGCGCTCCGGTGTCAACGTTCGTTACTGTAACGCCGTGAAAGAAGCCACTCATTAGAGTCTCCAGATACGAAAAAGCCCCGCATGAGCGAGGCTTTGGTGGGTGAGGATTTCAAGTTGCGGAAATGAAAACGCCCCGTCAGTGCGGGGCGTTTATTGAAGCTGGCCAGCCAGCCAAGGCGGAGCCATGGGGCGATGCTCCGCAAGCGGGAACTCGCCATTTTCGGGCCAGTCGCGAAGCCCTCGGCGGTACGCCTGAAGCTCGCTGTACTGTGCAGGTGTCAATGTAGTTTCCGAGCCATCCTCCAGCTCGTCGCGATGACGTGTCACAACAGCATCTGTTTGCGTAAGTTGCTGCGAACGCCAATAGCGTTCAAGCGCGACCAACCGCTCAACAGTATCGATCTCAGGTGCCGGGATAATAACGACACGACCATTCTCAAATTTGAGCAACTCCCCCGGAGCGCGATCCATCGCCGCCGCAAAATCCTCTGGCGGAACGTCGATAACATCGCCCGGTACATCCGTCATTTCGTAGCCAATATCATCAGGATAAAACTGAAGGTTGCTAGGGCTAAATTTCATGCTTACCTCCCAATGGCAGACCAGCGGACAGAGCAATCAACAGACCAGCTAGCAGCGGCATAAAATCCGTTAACGGTCTCCCCCGTGGTTACGATAGATACTGTTGAAACCCCAGCGCTATTGTGATTGGCGACAACGCCAAATAACTCGTTAGGAAATGGGATCGGAAAGGCGTTATAGGTCGTTTTGGCAATCGAGTTGCCGAATGCACAGTGACTTGCATGACCACCAGCACCGCCGTCCCCCCACATACGGATCAGGCCATTTGACATACGCTCATAACCATTTCTCGCGACCAGAGATTTACCGCCTCCTCCAACCACTCTGTATGACCCACCAATAACGATAAACTCGCACGCACTGTCACGAAGCCTGAAAGAACTAGAAGGCGCTTGCGCACTTACCCCTGTGAAAGTTGTATTAGGCGCGGTCAAGGTCAAAACAGAAGCCGGCCCTACAGCTTCAATAAAAAAACTTACCCCAAGCGGAAGCGTGTTTGCATCGGGCAACGAATAGGATTGAACCCCGCCAGAGTTGAAGCCGATGTACTTCCCTGCATCGCTTACCGGAATACTCCCGCTAGCCGCTTGATATTCTGCGTATCCGCTGTAGCCGCCCTTTGAAAGTTGAACAAACTCTGTAGTTGCCAAGAGTGGAGTTTTATCAAATCGCGCAGGCGTCGGGGCTGTTGGAGTACCCATAAATGCAGGGGAGTTGATCGGCGCAAATCCTTGCGTCACGTTCTGGAACGTCAGGGCAGTGGTGCCCAAGACAATTACCCCATCGGTGATCAACTGCCAGCGCGTATCAGCCTGAGATGTACCCTGCTCAACGGAGACCAGTAGGGCCGAAGTAACCTCGGAACTGGTATCAGCATCCGCCGCCCGAGCCCAGGCACCAGCCGCCGCGACATACAGGCCGTTATCCTTGGCCGCGGCCTGGTTTTTCACAAGTACCCGGTCGCCTGCCACAAGGGCCACACCATCGACCGACTGAAGCCCTGCCAGCGCGATATTGGCAGTTGTGGCCACCCGTACCGACTGCTTAGTGTCGAGCTTGTACAGCTCTTCCATGATCCGCTGGTCGACATACTCACGAGTCGCGAGGACCACAGACGGGTCGATTTTCAACTGGATGTTCGACGTACCGCTGGTGATGACGTGCATCCGCACTACCTGGTTGCGCCCAGAATTCTGCGGCAAGAGAGGCTTGTAACTGGGGGGCATATTGCCCACCGCGGAAAACACACCATCCTTGTCTTCCAAGGCCAGCTCGCGCATCCACCAGCCACCGATGTCAGCCGGTAACACCAGCTCAGCAATAAGCACATTGGAGTCAGTCGGAGAAACCCGCAGCTGATTGAGCTGGGCGCGATAGACTTGGTTAACGAGCTTGGTTTGCGTCGGGCTCGGGACTGGGTCAGCCCCTCCCCCGTCGCCAATCAACATGTACTTGGGCTCCCAAGGAATGCCCAAGGCATCGCAGTTTGTTTTCTTGGCGGCACCGAGCGTTGTCAGCATGCCGCCGAACATAGTGTTCTGATCAACCATAGGGATACATATCCAGTTCGTCGAGGGTGTAAACGCTTACGCCGCTGTAGCCCTGGACCACCATATCGATGTCAGGATTGCTCCAGGGGTACACGTCGATTTCGTCACCGTCATAAATGGCCACACCCACGAAGGCGTCGATGCGGCTTTCTAAAATGATGTCGAGTCCGGTTAACTGCCGACTCACGGGCTTGGCATCGTCGATCAGGCGCTCCAGCTCTCGATACATTTCTTCAGTAATACCGGTTTCTAGAACCCCCACTTTTAACGCGAAGGTTCCAGGCACGCCTTCAGGCACGGCGTTGAACCACTCGATAATCTCGATCAGATAACCCAATGGCTCGACCACACGCCGCAAAGCCCCGATGGTGCCTTTGTGCGCATGGATGTAATACGAGGCCTTGATCGCCGCACGCTTGACCGGCTCGGCCCAGCTCGGGTCCCACCTGTCAACCGACCAGGCCCAGGCCAGGTAAGGCAACAGATGAACCGGACAGGTATCGGGGTTGTACAGCGTCCGAAGCGGGATCTCGGTCACTTCTTCCGTGGCGACTTCAATGCCCCGTTCCAGCAGGGTGCTGTTCAACGGCAGCAGACTTTTCATGTCAGCCACCTCGCGTCACGCGGATGTCTTCACACCAGGCCGCCTGGGCCTTGGTGGGACGGATATCAGACCACCCCACCAGTTCCACCCGGCTGACCCCAGCAATGTGCAACTGCGCATCCACCCCTGACCGCGCTACCTCCAAGCCCAAGCGGCGCCTGGGGTTCACCCAGGCCTCGATGCGCTGCCTGCATTCGGCGAGGATGGCTTCGTTCTCCGGTCCAGTACCCGACAGGTAAACGAGGGCCTCGACCCGATAAGTCAGGATCTGTGCAGATTGGACGGTGAGCCGATCGGCAACAGGTCGTACATCGTCGTCACTTAGATGTAAGCGCACAGTCTCCAGTAGCTCAGGCGGAGCCAGCCCTGTGCCCTCCAAGTCCAGCACTGTCACCACCACTTCGGCCGGGGCCGGGCTCTCTGCTGTAGCATCTGCCACACGTCCCGAAGCATTGCGCGCATGCAGGATGTAGCTGTTTCGCGGGCCGGCGGTGGTGAGCCCCTCATACACCAGTTGCACGCGCTCACGCAGTGCATCGTCCGCCTCGAGAACCCGTTCCACCGGTGGTACCGCGTTCAAGTCCTCAGCCTGCACCACCAGCCGCTGCAGGTTCACATTGGCGGCCAACTGGTCGAGATCGGCCTTCGTTGCATATGCCAGTAGCAGAGACTTCGCAGCATCGTTGACCCGCGCACGGTTCTGCATCCGGCGGAACGCGCCCAGCTCGAGGAGCTTGGTGATCGGGTCACTCTCGAGCAGCGCATCCCACTTGTCGCCCATGTACTCGCGGAAGCGCTGCAGCTCTTCGCCGTAAATCCCCTCGAAGTCCAGGCTCTCCAACACCTGCGGCGCCGGGAGCTGCGATAGGTCCACTGCGCTCATACACTCACCTCCATCACTGCGCTGTCACCCAGGTACTCGCCGGTCAGTTGCAAGCTGATCTGGCCATCGACAACAGCCACAACGCGCACGCGCTCCAACCGCAGCCGCGGCTCCCATCGCCCAAGGGCACGGGCGACTTCGGCCTGAACCGCACTCTTCCACCCCTCATTCACCGGCAAGTCCACGTAGCGGCGTAACTGGCACCCATACTCCGGACGCATCCGCCGGCTGCCGACCGTGGTACCGAGAATGTCCTCGATGGACTGCCGCAGGTGCGCCAGGCCGGAGACCGGCTGCCCCGTTCGACGATCCATGCCGATCATGGTCAGGCCTCCTTGAAGTCGGCCCGGTTGCGCATATAGGCCAAGCCAGGGGCATCATCGCCCGCGAGGGTGACCTGCCCCTGGACAACCTCGAGCACCAGCCAATCGGGCAGGACCAGCGTGCGTCGGGTGTACTCCTGGTCGATGAAGGTGACTGCCTTGCTGGGTTGCGGTAAGGGCTCGACGACCTCACCGGTTTCTTTCTGTGTCTTGGCCATGGAACCTCCAGGCATAAAAAAGCCCGCGCGGGGCGGGCTCTGGTCAGTGTTTGTGATTTGCCGTGTTACCGGCGGTGTCGATGATCCGGCCACCTCCGTTAATGTCACCCGTCACCGTGAGCGGACCGTTGATCGTCACTTGGCCGGTCAACGTAATCGTCTCGGCCTGCGCGCTGATGCTGCTGGACTTCGCCGTTATGGCCTCGTCCGTCAGAACCGCCTGCGAGGCGCCCACCTGAACGGTCACGGTGCCGCTGGGTAACTGAATGGTGTAGCTCTTGGCCTGCCAGTCGTAGATCAGCGAGCCGCCATCGTCGAAGCGCCAGGTCTCGACGTGGTCGCGGTTGTCCGGCTGAGCACCGGCGTTGCCGTACAACCCCGCAACGAAGGTGCCCTGAGCGGGCTCGCCGCTCGGGCTGATCAGGACACCCTGCTCATTCAGGCTCGGTGCCCGCCAGTGACGCGCCTTCCCCGCCGCCTGGCTATGCCAACGCACCCAGGCACTGGTCCAACCGCTGCCGTCCGAGACCCGGACCATGGCGGCGGCGAGGTCGACCGCGACCACCCGACAAGGGATCACCAGGCTGGAGAGCATGCGGTCGTGCATTGAAGATGCGTAGCTCATCCCATGGCCTCCGGTGGCAGGTAACTGCCTTCACTGCCCGGACCGGTGTCAGGAACAAAACCCCAGACAAGCGAGCCTGGTGGCTGATTGGGCCAGGGCCACTCTTCTTCACCGAGGTAGATGACCTGGGTCCACTCGACCACCCAAGCCGCCAGCCCGTCCAGCTCTGGCCTGCTCCAGTCGGGTTCAGCCCGAACCAGCTGAGCTGGCTCAACCTCTATCCCCCAGGTTTGCATACGCAGCAGCACCGCCAGCTGAGCAGCGATAAACGCCGCGACGTGTAGATGATCGTCATGCTCGGTACCGACGATAGCCCGTGCCTCGAAACGCGCCTCGATCGCTACCTCGCCCGTGCCTCGGTCATAGTCAGCGGGCTCGAACCCGGACAGCTCCAGAACAATCCCAGGGACGGCGATGGCTTGAAGCATTCCGGGCATCGTGCCCACGTAGTGCAGGCCAGGAATGGCCTGAGCTATGGCCTCCTCCATCGCGGCGTACACCCTCGCCAGAGGGATCGGATCATCAGCCATTACCAGTTCTCCGTAAGAGTTTGTGCATTTCGAAGTTCAGCTCCTGCTCCATCACCACCAGCAACCGCTGGTGAGCCTTGTTCGTCCATGACTCGAAGTGAGGCCTCACCGCCTCGAGTGAGATCTTCGCCTTGGCCAAGGGAAAGCGACTGTCGTTCTCGGCGATCCAGCCCGAGCTGGCCCCACCCGCTTTCGAAACCTCGCTCTCGGGATAGTCGCTCGCTCTAAAGTGCTTGCTGGCCGTGCGGATCCAGATGTCTGGATTGCCGCCGTACACCTGCCGATAGAACGCGCCCTGATATCGCCGCCCCGCCACCGAGACACCTGCGCGGGTCTGCCTGGCCCGGCCAGCACGGCTGGCCTCGATCGGGTTGAGGCCAAACCAGAGTCTGCCCTGCCCGTTGCTGCCCACCGTGTAGGCCCGCAGGCGCTGCCGCACCGCCGCGATGGCAATGCGCTCCTGCTGGCCTACCGAACGCGCGACATGGGTCCGCAGCCAGCGCAAGGTCTTGTTGATGGCCCGGCGCTGGGCTGCGTTGATCGCCTTGGGCACCAGCCCGGCAAACTGCTCGAACTCCTTCACCTGTCGAGGGTTCGCCTGCAGTGTGATCAGGCCGGTGTCGGAGGACTGCTTGTGATAGCTGCCGACATTCATCGAACCTCCCGTAAAGCGAAATTGATCCAACCCGTACCGTCCGGGTCACGCTTGGCGATGACGTACCGTCCACCGCCATCCGCAGGGGCAAGATCGCAGACCAGGTGCAGGCCTTCCTTGATGCCCGCGGCGTCACCCACACGCACAGAGAAGACAGGTTGACGGAGGCCGGTGTTGATCGTGCCGACCTTTGGCTGCTGCCACGGCACGGACATGAACCCCTTCACCGGCTCGTCGAAACCTTCGATTTCGACCTCATCACCCAGCTCTTCCAGTAGCGCAGCATCCATGCCCGCCACCTGATCGCGGAAGCCCACGTCAGTCACCGCCGTCCTGATCACCTTTCGGCAGCTGGCCGCGGCGAGCGATCTTGCCTTCGGCCACCAGCAGCTCGGCGACTTCCTTGCTGGGCGGGTCGTAGACCTCACCTTGGCGGGTCACCTTGGCGCCGTCCTGAAGACAACCGTCCACCACCACGTATTCCGTTTTCACTGCCATGTCACACCACCTTTGCGTAGAGGAAAGCATTCGGTTCCAGCATGCCGGCCAGAGGAGCCGATTGGAGCTTCAACCAACGCACGCTCGGCTCCTGGGTGACCCAGCTCTTGGGGAAGCGCGCCGCTTCGACCAGGCCGCTCTCGATGGCTTCCAGATCCTGAATGGCCGCGTAAAGCATGGCGTTGCGGGTCGAGGTGGAACCCAGAATCAAGCCGCCAGCTGGAATCACCGGCTGTTCGGTATCGGCTGCGTCCAGGTACCACTCGTCGTAGACGTACAGATCGATGCCCGGATCGTTGAGGTAACCGAGGTAGGTCACCCCGTCCGGCAGCTCCTCGGGCTTGATCATCCCCATGTCCACGCGCCGGCTGTTCAGTTGTGCCAGCACCGTCTTGTTGCTCTGGAAGGCGTCCTGCGCCTCGGCGCTCAACACCGCCACGTTTGCCGATCGACCGGAGTCCTTGGCGATCAGACGGCGCCACTGGCGCATATTGGCGATCGGGTCAGAGCCCTCGGTGTTCCAGCGACCGGTGGCAAGCGTGACCTTGTGGGTGTCTTCCATGAGGAAGTCGATGGTGTCATCCACACCGTCGCCGACTACCCGGATACGCCCGGTCGTCAGCGCTTGGGCGCACATCCACTCCTCGCGGCGAGTGATCTCGTCATCGAGGTCCACCAGGTCACGGCCGAGCAGCTCACCGGCTCGCTCAAGCGGAGTGCGTGTCGAGAATGGGTTCTCGCCCGCACCGCGCTTCAGGATCAGCTCTGCACGGGTTTCGCGCTTCGGCTGAATGTACGGCGGCTTGTAGGTCGACGAGTTGATGCCGGTACGCTGCGATACGCTGCCTGGCAGGGTCGGGTGTACGAACGGCGCCATCTTGCGCTGGCCCTTCACGATGTCGATGGAGACCGTTTCGGTGCCGAAGGTCTCGGGAGCGCCGCCGTTGAAGAAAGTGTTCATGAGGAAGCGCCGCGGCGTCACCATCTGCTCGACGGCTTCCAGCATGGTCAGGGTGTCGAAAATGTCAGTCATGGGTGCTCCGATCAACGAATGAAGAGGCAGAGAGGACGCAGAGCGGCCTTCGCAGCGGCCAGGGTCAGGCCCTCGCCAAAGGTGAGTTGGCTGCCCAGCACCTGGCCGGTCAGACGGATCGGCGCGCTCTTGGCGCCGTCGGTGGTGTCGACGTCCTGATCGAGGATCACCGCGGGCGCCTGCGAGCCGTCTTCGGCAGCGGCCTTGCACAACAGGTACTCACTGGTGGTGGTGACCTGGCCCAGCACCGCACCGCGGGCCAGCTTCTGGCCAGTTGCGATAACGCCGATGTCCATCACGATGGGGAAATCGCCCGCCGAGAGCTGGCTCGGCAGGTAGGTCTTGCGTTCGGGGTTGCTCATGAAACTCTCCTTCAGCGGCGCGACGCGCCGGCCACAATGGCGCTGACAGCGGCTTTGCGGTCAGCTTGCTTGCTGTCAGTGGATGGGGAAGTGCTGGTGACGCCTTGGGCATCACCCTTGATGGCAGCCAGCGAGATACCGCGGTCCTGGGCCGCCTTGAACAGCACCAGGGCGGTGGCTTCTACAGAGCTGCCATCGTCGATGGCCGCCCCGACTTCCTTCTCGAAGCCTTTGGCGGCCAGGGCGTTGATGCCCTTGATGCGCTCACGCTCGGCGGTGGCAGCCTCGGTGCGGATCGCCGCGGTGTCAGGCTGGGCCGCCTGAGCGATCTCGATGGTGTTGGGGTCGGTGCCAGCTGCAATCGCCGTGCGCAGTTCTGCCGTGGTAGTGACGGTGGTCATGGTGTGTATCCTTGGGGAGTTGAGGGCCGGCTTGGCCAGTTCAGTAATCAGGGATTCGAGCGAGCCCACGCGATGGGCCAGGCCGTGCTTGACGGCATCAGCACCGACGCGGATCCCGCCGTGATCGCCCATCTCGGGCACCTTCTCGGCAGTCACGCCGAGGTTGCGGGCAACCTTGCCCACGAAGACTTCGCCCAGGGCGTCGATGGTCTCGCCCAGCTTCGCCCGGCCTTCCTCGGTGTTGAGGTCCGGGCGCTTGTTGGGGGCATTGCGGCTGACGATCTGGTAACGGGTCCGCCCGCTCACCTTCTCGTTCTCGACTACCGCCTCAACAACGACGCCGATGCTGCCGGCCAGGCTGGCCTCGTCGATGACAATTTCGCTGGCCGCCGAGGCGATCCAGTAGGCCGCACTGGCCCCGATCCCGCCGATGTACGCGACGATGCGCTTGCGCGCGCGGCCGGCGTAGATCATCTCGGCCAGCTCGTTGATGCCCGACGCGACCCCACCGGGGCTGTCGATGTTGAGTACGATCGACCTGACCTTGGGGTCATCCAGCGCTCGCTGAATGTCCGTGGCCAGGATCTGCGTGCTGGTCGCACCGCTGATCTCGGTGAACAGGTTCGCGTAACGGAAGATCGGCCCAACGACCGGCACCACCGCCACGCCGTTGCGCATGGTCACCTTGCGGGTGTCCTCCAGCTGCTCGCCGCGCTTGGTCGCCAGCGCCACCGGATCGCCCATGCGGTCGGAGATGGTCAGCAGGTTGTCCAGCGCGTCAGGCAGCATCAGCCAGGGCTGCGAGGCAGCCAGCTCAAGTGCTCGAGGCATCTCTATTCCTCTTCGGGGTTGGGGTCAGGCGGGGTTTCGAGCCCGCTCTTGGGCAGGGCCTGCATGTTGTGTGTACGGCGATAGGTGACTTCGCGGGTTCGCTGACGAATGACCTGCTGCCAGGGCTCACCGGTCATGGCCGCCGTTTCCAGGGTCTCGTTGCTCACGCCGATCTCGATGCGCTTGCCGGCAGCGTTGGCTTCCTTGAGCTCATCGATGGCGCCACGGGCCGGGCCAATCCAGATGGCTTGGCAATAGGCTTTGCGCCTGGCCGGAATGTTGTATCCGGGCAGGTCGATCAACCCTCTGGCCACAGCCTCATCGATGATCAGCTCGCGGCTCGGCTGGCAGAAGTCGCAGGCCAGCCACCAGCGGCGCAAGCTGTAGAAGCGCCAGGCCTGGAGCATCGCGGCACGGGCGGCGCTGTAGCTGCTGCTGTAGTGCAACAGCAGCTCTTCCAGCGGCAGTTCCAGTGCCGCGCCGATCTCCTTCACCACCGCGGTGAAGAACGGGTCGAACTGGGCGTTTGGGCGGCCGGGGTTGGCCACCATCGGTTCCTCACCCACGCCGAGATCCACGATGGCGCCTTCACCCAGAGCCAGCGTGCCGTCAGAGCTGTCATCGCCTCCGGGCTGTTCTTCAGTCAGCGCCGACATCGGCAGGTTGCTGGTGTTGAAGTCGTTGCTCTTCTTGATGAACACGGTGAACATTGCCGAGATCACCGCCGCCATCAGCTCGGCGCTGCTGTAGCGCTCCAGCTTCTGCAGGGGCTCCAGCACCGGGGACAGGTACGGTACTCCGCGCTTCTGCCCAGGCCGCTCCTTGTCGGCCATGACGTGCAGCACGCGACGCCGCCCAGTCTCAGCACCGAACACGGTCAGCCGCTCCCAATGCAGTGCCTTACCCGCCAAATGCTCGCCGGGGTAGCCGGAACACACGTGGTACGCCACAGGCGAACCCAGCCCGTCGAACTCGACCCCTTCCACCAGGTCCGCGCGGTCCATGCCGCCGTTCGGGTTGCCGACACGGTCGGACTCGATCAGCTGCAGCCGCGTACTGAAGATGCAACCGGGGCGCTCCTGGTCCGGGCTGGCCACGAACACGTCACCCGCCACCATCGACGACACCAGCACCAGGGCTTGCAGCTGGTAATGGTTGAGTGTCGCTTCGGCGTCGCACTCCCTCGGGTCATCGGCATACAGCGACCACAACCGGTCCAGCTTAGCGTTGAGCTGTTCGGCCTCCTCTTCGGTCAGGCCCAGCGCTTCATGGTCGACCTGGGCGCGACAGACCAGCCCCGTGCCCACGACGTTGGTGCGTAGCCGTGTGATGGCCGCGCGGGCCACCAGGTGGTTACGCATGGCATCACGGGAGCGCGCCACCAGCATCCGGCGCTCGTTCTGATTGAAGTCGCGCCGTGGGCTGCCGAGGCCAGGCAGCCAGCTGGCTACGCTGCGCAATACCCGCGACGCGCCGCGCCAACGGGTTTCAACCCCACCGCCGCCGCCCTGGGCGACGATCTGTTGCCCATCGACCGATGCCCTGGCCACGCGGATCGCTTCGGTCATCAGTTGCTCGGCAGCCGACTCCCGTTTACTGAACGGCCACATGGTCAGATCCCCACGTAGGAAATGCGGTTACGGCCCCGGCCCTGAAGCAGGGCCTGCTCTGCGACGACCTCTTCGGCGTACTGTTTCTCCAGCAAGCGCAAGCTGTTGAGCTCGGCCAGCTGGACCTCGCGATCCTGCCGACGCAGCCGCTGGCCGTTCTTCAGGACGCGCGAGATCGCCGCCCGGACATCGGCAAGGCGTTGTTGTGCATCTGTCATGGTGAACCTCGGTTAGCTGACGCGGCTCCGCGTGCCCCTGCCGCGCGAAACCACGCGACGAGGAATCGGCGCCACCGCCTGTTCAGTAGTGAAGAGGGTGGGCTGAAGCAGTTGCTGCTCCAGCTGGTCCCATTCGTTGTCGCGCAGCAGATGGGTCTTGAGGCTGCGGGCCGCGTGCAAGGCGTACACCTCGCAGTCCAGCGCCTCGTTGCGCCGGCCGGCCTTCTTCTGCCAGACCATCTTGCTGGGGTTGCGCGGGTGCGGCGCCAGGACTTCGTTGGTCACCTGCTCGTAGTAGTCCGCGCGGATCTCGCTGTACCAGTGCATGCGCCCTGGCCCGCTGCCCTTGAGGCGCATCCGGCCATCGATCAGCGTCTTGGCCTTGTGGGTACCGACGATGAACACGCGCAGGCCATACCTGGCGGCCTTGGTGTTGTCCTGGCTGGTATCCGCTGACTGGGCCGGCTTGGTGAAGATCTCCCGGTCCCGGCTGTCGATGGACGCGCCCTTGATCGCCATGATGTTGAAGCGCTGGCGATCCCGTACGTAGGTGTACACCGCGTCGCTGGTGTTACCGTCGGAGCTGTCGATGCTGACCGCCGACACGGCCAGTTGCGCACCACTCTCAGTGGGGATCGGCGTGGCGATGATCCTGTCGAGCTCCGTCCACACCCCGTCATTCGGGTCGATCGGGTTGCCGGGCAGCTCGCCCCAGTACAACCGCCAGGACTCCTCCCCTCGCCCCCAACCCACGATGACCAGCGCGAGGCGGTCGCCCTGGACGTCGACACCGACCGTGACCAGCAGCGTGCCCTTCGGGGCAGTCAACTCGGCGTAGGGTTCGGCACGCTTCTCCAGTTCGTCCGTTTTCGGCGCGTTGCTCTTGTACTCGTAGCTCTCGCCCATCGAGCTGTTGGTGAAGGCGATCATCGGGCCGATGTTGCCAAGCGACGCTGCGTGTTCGGCCTGCAGCTTCTTCTCCATCAGCACTTCGAAGCGCGAGCCATGGAACGTGGCATACAGCTCGTTGAGGATGTAGCCGGCGATGCCGCGGAACTCGGCAGTTGCCTCCCAGCGCCCACGCTTGAGGTTGGCGTTCTTCTGGTGGTCATCCCAGATCTCGCCGCAGTGAGGGCATGCGTAGTACGCCGTTTCCGGGCGGCGCTTACCGTACACCTCATGGAAGTAGTGCTCGTCCTCGTCGCAATGCAGATGGTCGAAGCTCAGCGCGTGCGCCTGGCCGCAGCCGTGACACGGAACCAGACCCACGCGCTTGTCCGACAGCTCCAACTCGGCATCAATCGCCGACAGCCCTTTGATGGTCGGGGTGCCGCCGATGATGATCTTCGACCGCCGGAACGTCTTGAGACGCTCCTTGGCCAGCTTGATGCTGTCCCCCTGCCCCCGCAGGTTCAGGTTGCAGTCGTCGGGCTCTTCGATGGCGACCCGCGGTACCGGCGTCGATTTCACGCTGGCCGGGCTGTTGGAGCCGACCATTTTCAGGAAGCCGCCGGGGAACCGCTTGAAGTCCTGGCGCTGCTGCAGCTTGCGGCTGCGCAGGTCGACTTTCTTGCGCAGCCGCGGCGTGGCCTCGATCATCGGCTCGAGCTTCTCGCCGACATACTGCTTGGCTGCTTCGGCCTTGGGGAACAGGATCAGGATCGGGGATGGGTCGAGGTCGATCCACTTGCAGAGGGCATTGCCCAACACGCCCGACGTCCAGGCCACTTGGGCCGACTTGCGGCCCACGATCTCGCCAACGTTCGGATCGTCCAGCGCCTCCAGTGGACCACCGGGCCAGATCAGGTGCGGTGTCTTGTCGAACCGGTACTTACCGGGTGTGGCTGACTCTTCAGGGGCCAGCCAGCGGAACTTGTCCGCCCACTGGATAATGGTCATGCGCGGGGGCGGCGCCCACTTGCGGCAGACCCGGCCCATCGCTTTACTCGCCGTCTTCCTCAGAGCCCTCCTCGTCGTCCGACTCGTCAGGATCCCCAGCGAGATCGTCATCCTCGTCATACGCGGACAACCTCCTCAGTATTGATTCGATGGGATCGCGGATCAGTTGGTCGTCGACCTGCACGCCGTACTGGGCGGACAGGGTTGCCGCCAGCTCATCAGGGAAGGTATTCAGCAGTTCGATCTTGGCCGCGGTGATCACCGCTTCGAAGCGCTCGACCATCTCGGCTTCGATCACGACTTCACCCAAGTCCTTGGCCAACGCCAGTTCCTCGCGATCTCCGCGCAGCCTGTCGAGTCGGTCGCGGGTGGATTCTTTCTTGCCGTTCAATGCGGCCTGGCGCATCAGCCATTCGATCACCTCCTGGGTGTCGTACTGGTTTTCGTTGCCGCGCCCCACGCCGAATTCGATCACCGGCATGCCACTCTTCTGCCACCGGCTCAGGGTTCTTTCGTCTCGACCGACGATCTCGCCCAGTTCAACCTTGCTGACTGTCTTGCCCATCACTAAGTCCCTGAAAAGACGGACATCCCTGCCGAAATCTCAGCTGCAGGGAAACCGCGAGTCTGCGCACCCGTGTAGGGGGCGGGCCGGGGGGAGGACCCAAAAAAACCGGCCCCCACCCCCGCCCCCTGGCCGGGTCACTGTCCCGCCTCGCCATTGGCCGGCGGCACTTGCCCGAGGCCCAACCGCTTTGCGGCCCAGCGTTCGTACAGGCCAATCGCAACATCGGCGCCGGCCATGGCTGTCAGGCATCCGATCCCGCCTGCAGCAAGGATCGAAACCCCAGCGGCATGCAGCAGCATGATGGTGCCAAGCCCGCAGACCACGCAGGCCCCCGACCGAAGTGCCAGGCGGCGAACCAAGGACCAGCCCCGGGCGCCCGCCTTGTCGGCTCGCCACATCTCTCCGGAAACACCGCCGACCAGTGAAAGCACAATCAGCATCCAGATCGGCATGTCCACCAGCGTTTGCTGCTCGTTCGTCATTCCCCTGCCCCTTAAACGCAAAAACCCGGCACAAGGGCCGGGTTTGGTGAGTGTGGTGTCTGCCGCTCTCTGCGGTCGCACCTATCGAAGATGGCTACTTTTTACAGGTCGATTCTCATGGCAGCAACCCCACTTTAATGCCACCCGGTGAATAAGTGGGTAACACCGGGTGAACGTCTGGCGAATGTCGGCGAATATCTCCCCACGGCATTCTGTTGCTTCGGCGGCGTCTCATATGTCCCATACCTCAACCTGAGTATGGGACTCCTGAGAGCGCCTAAATTCGGGGCTCTGCCCCATTGTCCTATCTATTTCTTCTTTTTCTCGTGTAAAGAAGAAAATCTAAAAACACGCATGCGCGCGATAGCGCGTACAGGTCTGCGCTCCGCTCATGCGGGCGGGTGGTGTTCCTGATGGGACAATGGGACACGCCAACAAACACAAGGCCCGCGCTTGTCCCATCGCACCTAAACGCAATGGGGCAAACACGGGCCAATGGGACAGTGACAGCCGAGGTCATGCCTGGGGTCACGCAGCCTTCCCCATCAGCATGCCGTCGATCAGTACATGAGCTTCCTGCAAGCGGCGGTAGTAGGTCGGCGCACTGCATCCACAATGCAACATCTTCTGCGACAAGAAGCTGTCGTGGTTGCAGTAGTGCTCCCGGACAAGAACCGACAGCTGCGCAGGCATATGTTTGTTCACGATCAGCTCGATATCCGCCGACTCGTCCAGCAACACCCGGCTGCCGCGAGTCCCTCGTATCAACTCGCCCTTGCACTCCATCAGCATCGCAATCATGTTGCCGCCGCCCAACTCCGAGCCACCTTCGTGCGGGTTGTGCAGATCCTCGGCCCACAACTTGAGCATGTCGTCGATTCGCTTAATCAAAGCAAGGCTCCTCGAACGCTTCCCGCTGCAACGCTGACGCACCGCCCCACCCGGCCGGCTTCTTGTAAGCCCAGGGCCGCTGACCGCTTTTCACCAACGCCGGCAAACGCACACGCCGCCAACCCAGCCGGTGCATGATCGCGCCGACCCGTATCTGCTCCGGCTTGCCCCAATGCCCGTAGTCGAGCTTCAGCGCACTGGCCAGCACCTCACTGCCAGTGGTGGTTTCGCCGATCTGCGACTCTTCAAGCCAGGTCAGGATTGGACCTTCCCACTCATCCACCACGAAGCGTTCGTCCTGTACTTCGCCGAACATCGCCGCCTCGTCCAACGTTACCCACCAGAGGTCGCCTGCCTCGTAGCAGAACATGGCCTCGGCCCACAGCTGATCGCGGATCTGCCGCAGCAGCTCGAGCTCGACCTTGGTACATGCCACCGGCCAATAGCGGCGGTTGCCCGTGGCGTCCTTCAGGTACTCGTCCTGGTTGGTCGTACCCACGAAAACACACTGGCGTGGCACGTCCATAGTCCTGCGGCCGTAGCTCTCGCGGTAGGTATCAGTGGATGCCGAGAAGAACTGCTTGGCCTTGGTCGACTCGGCCTTGTTGAAGCTGTCCAGCTCGCCCAGTTCGACGATCCACTTACCGCGGATTGCCTGGAAACCGTCCTTGTCGCCCAAGGCGAACGGCGTGTCCATGAACCACTCGCCGCCGAGGATGCTCATCGCCGTTGACTTACCAGCGCCCTGAGCCCCTTCGAGAATCATCACCGAGTCGGCCTTGCAGCCGGGCTTCATCACCCTGGCAACAGCCGAGAGCATCCAGCGTTTGCCGACCTTGGACGTGTAGTCGCTGGGCTTCACGCCCATGACGTCAGTCAACCAGCTTTCCAGGCGTGGCACTCGGTCCCATTCCAGCTTTTGCAGATACTGGCGCACCGGGTGAAAGGCATGGTCATGGGCAACCACACTGACCGCCTCAATCACGTGGGACGCCTTGACCCGCAAGTTATACTGCTGCGCGAGCCACTTCATGACACGCATATCGTCGATGTCGGCCCAATCGCCCGTGCCACCGCCATAAGGGGCCGCACGCAACTTAACGATCTTCGAGCTGAAGGCGCTGTAACTGATCACCCCGGCCCAGCGTTCGTCATTGGCCAGGATCAGCTCGACGTTCTGCATATGGGCGATCAATGCGCCGCTTTCGCTACGAGCCAACAGATCCTTCCAGCCGCCGGCTGCAGGCGGCTTGACCACCGCCAATACCTGGCGACGTACCGCCTCCAGGCCTTCGGCAACATGCAGGTCATTAAAGTCGGTCCACTTCTCTTGTCGCTCGCCGGAAAAGATCGGCGCAACCACTTGGCCACCGACGATCAGCGCGGCATTGTTGGCCTTCTCCTCGCCAGGGTTCCATGGATCACCATTCGGCTTCGTGGTCTTCCAGTCATCGTCTCGGCAGATGATCAGCGGGCAGCCTGCAAAGCGCTCGCGCATGGCCTTGCAGACCACCAATAGGTTGCCCGCATCGAACGCGACGGCGACTGTCAGCGAAGTCGCCATATGCAGGCTGGCGCCGGTAGCGTATCCCTCACAGACCAGCACAGGCTCCCCAGGATCCGGATGCGGGCCGATCAAGTGAAACGCCCCCTCCTTCGACATCCCGTAGGGCCAATAGGACTTGTCCCGGCCGGTGTCCTCCTGCTTCGATGGAAAGACCACCTGCAGGCCGACAATCTCGTCCCGTACGTTGCACATCGGCACCAGGAAAGACCCAGACCGCGGCGCATAGCGAACGCCGAAGCCGACGATCTGTTTGCGATCCAGATAGTCGCTGCGACCCTTTTCCGGCATGCGGTTGAACATACCTGCCGCCCGTTTCGCCGCCCGACGTGCGGCATTAGCCGCGATCTCGGCGGCGCGGCGCTTGGCCTCTTCCTGCCGAGCGCGCATAACCTCGCGCTCCTCCGGTGACATCCGCCCGACCTTGACCTTGATTTTCTGCGTCTCGCCCGAGCGCCAGTCACCGAAGCTGCCGAAAATCAGCGTCTCGCCTTTCTCAGTCCGATGCTCATGGACGACGTACCAACCGTTCTTTTCCTTGCCCTTGTCCTGCGAGGTTTTGCAGCGTGTCAGCTTGCCGAAAACCAGCGGCTGCGCGGGCTCAAGGCCGTAGTCTGCGAATTGCCCCAACACTTCATCGAGCATGGCGGGCCTCCCACGCTTCGTCGACTGCCTGACAGCCCACACACTGGGTGCACCCCGGAGAAGCTAAACGGCGTGCTTCCGGGATTGGCTCATCGCATCCCTCACAGAACATGAACGAATGCGCTGCCAAAGCAGGCTTGGCGGCGTTACGTGCAGCAAGCGCCTGGTCGATACGCTCCTGCACCAGGTCGTTGGCAAAGTCGGCAATGTCAGCCACGGTCAGCACCCCGCGTTGTCTGGTTGACATAGGTAGCGCGGTTGAACAACCCCAGCAGCCCTTGAATACCGCGGAACACCTGCAGGCGAATCGCGGCCAGTTCTTGGTCGCTCACCACCCCATCGCCGATGCTCTTGGCCCAAGTCTCGGCCAGGGCGGCCACCTGCCGGAAATACTCCGCAATGCCGGTGGTCAGGGTCTCGGGCATGTCGTTGGTGTACGCCTCAGCCAGCTCCTGCCAAGTCGTGTCTCCGACCAGTGCATGCACCGCATCCAGAATGCGGCGATCCTTGGTCAGTTCCAGGATCTCGCCGAACTCTTGAATGTTCACGGTGTGGCTGGGGTGGGTCGGGGATAGTTTGTGCTGCAGGGTGGTGGCGTTTCTGCCGGTGGTGGCGGCGATGGCTGCGGCGCCGCCCGGGTAGTCCCGAGCAGCATGGTAAAGCGCGAGATCGAGCGGCAGGATTTCCTGCTGTGCCCGGTCGATTGAACTCAGAGCGATACGGCTCATGGCATTAATCCTTGTAAGTTGCCAGTGCCGCGCGACATGCAGTGGTGATACATTTGCCGCGTGGCTTGAAGAGGCCCAAACGCCGGCTAGGTCCGCAAGACCGACACCGGCACCGTGCCGAGGCAAGCGATCCGTCGCTCACCTCTGGCGCAACAGCTGCCCTATCTGTGGTGGAGAAAGGCAGCAACCCAAGGTATCCGTATCTTGGAAAGCGCGGTAAGAGTCGGCGGTTCGCATGTGGTGTGCCCGCCTACCTTTTACCGCGACCCGACAGCGCTGTGGTGGTGCGTGCCGGGAGGAACTGGGCGGCCTTTAGGTCGCCTTTTTTCTAACTAAACTATGCGGCAGCTCTATGTGGTGAAGATGCGCTCAGCAGCCAGGCCGGTTCAAAGCCGTTCCCCTTCTGCTTAGCCTCTGTTGCCAAGAGCACAGCGTACTGGGTCTCACCGGTGTAGTCGGTTCGTGGCAAACAAGCAGCCTGACGCCATTTGTTCAGCGCCTGATAACTCCTGTCACAGACCTTGGCGGCGGCCCCAATGCCGCCTACAGCTTCAAAAGCGAACGCAATAGCATTCGGAAAATCTGCGGGGTCCAGCATGACACCCTCCATTTATCAACCTGGAGTTGATATTAAACATCAACTGACTATTGCGCAAGCTCCGTGGCACTCTCAACCCATGGTTGATAAAAATGCACTCCGCGCCGCTTTCAGCTCGCGCCTTCATGAAGCTCTCGACGATGCCGGCGTACGCAGCCGAGGCCGAGGGGTCGATATCCATCGTAAATTGAAAAGTTTGGGGGTCGATAAGACAACTCAAGCTGTCAGTAAATGGCTCAACGGCGAAGCCATCGCCGAAGCAGACAGTATGGTTGCACTTTGCTCCTGGCTGAAAGTACGCCGGGAGTGGCTTGAATATGGCGTACTGCCGAAAGAACAGACCGGCGAAAGCAATGTGCGCCAGCTGGTTGTCAGTGACGAGAGTAACGTTAGTGAAGTTAACCAACGCTTTGGCAAGGTTCCATTGATCTCGTGGGTGCAGGCAGGCGCTTGGAGCGAGGCGATTTCAAATTTTGAATCATATGATGCTGATTCTTGGCTTTCTTGCCCTGTTCCGATCAGCAACCACGGATACGCACTAAAAGTCCTTGGCGACTCGATGACGAATCCTGGACCGGGGAGAAGCTACCCGGCTGGCTGCATCCTATTTGTGGACCCTGAAGCAGAAACCAAGACTGGCGATAGAGTTATTGCAAGAGTTCCTCGCACCAATGAAGCTACATTTAAAATTCTGGTCGAAGATGCAGGACGTCAGTTCCTAAGGCCAATCAATCCGCAATATCCAATCATTGACATCACAGAAGAAACGCACATTTGCGGAAAGGTGGTAGGCTCATTCATCCCTGAATAACTCGTGCTAGTTATCAATTAGCGGCTGAACACTTACCTCCCCCAAACTAGTCAGCCTTGAATTAATCGCTCGGATATAAGAAACGATACCTCTGTCATACAATCTCATATTCTCAGCGTTATTTCGAGACAGGTTAATATCTCGAGTGATATCACCAAATACGTCGTCTGAATCTTTCGATAGTTTCATCTTCAGATAAGCAGCCATGCGGATCTGGCACTCAATCACGTCAGACGTCACCATAAGGCTGCGCTCAGCATCTGCTGGCGTAGCGCAAGGAGAGGGACTACTGAGATCCTCATAAGAAGCGCCAGAAATGAGCTTTTCGGTATTTATGAGATCATTTGCAATGTCGCTACCGAAGTAGCGTTCGACTTTATAATGCATAATGATTACATCTCTGCGCCAAACCTCCTTGCGAGTTAGATACTCTGCATATGGGCCTTGCACAAACCTCTCCCAATCTTCACCCTTTGAAATGCTATCATTTAGAACCTTCAAGTATTTAAGATCGTTGAACAATAACACGGTCAGCTCATCAGAAACCTTATGCGCATCCGATACCAATCGATCATGACGATTCATTTCCCATTGATGATTGAACGTCAAGAATCCACCAATGACAGTAATAACTACCGCAAGCAAAGTAACAAAATGTCCAATGTAATTCTGAAAAAAAACACTTAAAGAATCTTGACGCTTACACTTACAAATCTCAGTCACAACATATCCCCATCTGGCGCCTTACTGACCTGTGCCCAGTAAGGCTAAAAATCAAGAATATGTGGTACTCCACGACAAAGCCATTAAATCGCCACCCCACGCACTGATCAACCATCAGTTGACAACAATCAACCATCGGTTGATATTTGCCTCACTCTTCCACCACAGAGCGAGGCAATACCATGCACACCACAGCAACCCTGCACGTCCACCCGGCCGCTGCTGACCCCTTCCGCACCTTTGAAGTCCGCCGCCTGGCCCGTGAGAGCGGGTGCGAATTCGTCGCAAGCAAATCCAAGCAAAAACCCCGCAGCACCCCTACTCCATTCAGCCCGAACGGCGGAGGGCATGCAGCATGAGGAAGTACAAACTCGACAATCGCACGCTGCGGCTGCTAAACGCCCAGGTCAATCTGACCGAAACCTTTACTCATACGCTTCGGTCCACCCCGCGGCGTGATGTGCTGTCGTTCCGCCTAAAGGTTGAACGCAGCAAATCCGACACGCTCTTCACTGTCGAGCTGGGTAGCGAACGCCACACGCTGACCCTACCGAACGAAAAGAAGATGCACCTCAAGCTGGCCGACTTTATCGAGGAGATCGTAAACGGCCCCTTCGACCCAAGCAGTTCAGGCGATCTGCTGACACTTCCTCATGCAAGCCGCCGCTTCGGCACCTTTGAAGCCGAACAACGGCAGCAGGTGTTTGAGCTGGTGCGCACAGGCGGCACCCTCAGCCTGGACATGGGGTTCGACCTCCCCATTCACATTGCCCTCCATCGCAACATCACGCGCAAAGCCGTGACGACCATCATGAGCATTGGTGTGAAGAAGCCCCGCACCAAGTGCTTCACCGTGTGCGGTAGCGACACCGAGATGTACGAGAAGATCGTCGAGTCCATCAACCACCTGGCTGCAGTCGCAACTCCTGCAGCACACGCGGCATAGGGGGCAACCATGGAACGCGACCTCGCAAAGACCGCCAAGTACTTCGGCATCACCCGCCCAACGCTGATCAAGCTCATGCGCGAGAAGGGCCTGCTCAACGACAAAAAGCTGCCGGCCTACCCCCACCGGGACCGGGAGTACTTGAGCATCAAGAACGGCCAATGGTGGCACCCGGATTTCGGGATGCAATACAGCCAGTCCACCCGAGTGAAGCAAGCCGGCCTGCGCTGGCTTGCTGAACAGCTGGGGCTGGAGATGCCGGAGATCCCGGCAACTCCAGACCGCCGTGACGTGGCCTAGAGAATACGCCCGCCAGATCTTAGCCCTGCGTACTAAAGAGGAGCGCAACGCTGCGCTCCTTGAGGTACCGGAACATCTGCGGGAGTTGACCAAAAGCCACTGCCTGAATGCCTGGAACCACCCGGCACGCCACAAACGCAAGGAGGCCCAACAGAGCCATGAGCAATAACAGCCAAGCACCGCTGCGACTGCACCCCGCACCGGATTCATCCACTGTCGAACTGCTCTACCGAACCTTCGGTGACGTGTTGATCCCCCTTGAAAGGCTGCGCGAGCAGTATTTCCGCAACCTCAACAAGGAGTCGTTTGCGGCAGAGATCACCAGCGGCAGGATCGAGTTACCCGTGACCACGCTGGACAGCAGCCGCAAGGCGCCGAAATACGTGCACATCCGACATGTCGCTGCGCTGATCGATATCAGAGCCTACAGGGCGGACGAGGAAATGCCTCGAGCACAAGCCGAAGCAAACGACTAACCCAACGGCCGCCACCACCGGCCAGCAAACCACCAGGAGCACACCACATGACCGCGATTCAAATCTATGCACTGATCGGCCTGACACTCGCCGCCATTCTGCTGATCAACCTCGGCTATTTTTTCGGCCGCAAGGATGGCCAGGCGAAAGGCCTGCTGGAAGGAAAAGAAGTTACCCAAGCAGAAAACGCAAAGACCATCAGGGAACTGAAGGCCTCCCTGCAATTCATCCAGGCCGATCACCTGCACCTCGCCCAGCACTGCAAAAAGCTCAAGGCCGGCCAGTCACGGGAGTTTCTGTTGGACGTCGCCGACAAGCTGAGGATTGCCGCCGCAACCTTCGGCGCACTGCGCACCGGCAAGACCATCACCCGCGAAACGCTCGCCTTGCAGGACCAGGTTCTTGCCATGGCCGAGGCGTTGGAGCCGGTAGCTCAGGAGGACGCAGCATGAAGCGCCCTATCCCATTACTGCGCTTGAGCCCAGAGGCGGCCGGCGAGCTGCAGGAAAAATGCACAAAAGCCACCACCGAGCTGCAAGAACTGTCGCGCTTCCGTAAAGAGTTCGACCGCCAGCTGGCCGTGCTGATCGGCGCCGACGCCTTGCGCGAACTCCGTAAAACCACCGAACACGCCCTGCTGCTGGCCGATCTGGTCAAGGAGGCCGCATGACCCGGACTCACCCCACACCGGCAAGCGCTTCACCCAACCTGATGGACCAACTTGCAATCGAACATCGGAGTAAAGCGGCATGAAGATCGAACAGACCAACACCCAATCTATGCCCGCTTTGCTCCGCAACACTTGCGGCGTCGACGCGCAAGAAACAAAGAGTCTCTGCTGCGAAGCAGCAGGCATTATTGACCCTGTCTGCGCCACTGCCGAGGCACTTATACCCCACGAAAAGCTGCGCGAGGCAGCCAGTGTTGATGCAACGCTAATCGCTCGGGAACGCCCGCCCGCGCAGCCAGTTGTGGGGTATAAGCCCTTCCCGCGTGACGAACGAGCCGAATACGAGAGGGAATTTCCGGTTCCGGAAGGCCTGCAGTACTGCGCAAACCGCGACACCTACATTCGAGCAGCCGGATCGAGCACATCCGACAAGTTCGCCCGTGAGCATTACGCATACCGAGCGGTTTTTTCTGCTTGGATGCGCCGCGCCTGGAAACCGGTGTCCAGCCATGCTTCTGTGAGCGAAGCTGAGCGGCTGCAAGACGACCTCGGCATTTACCAGACGGGCTATGCGCTGTTGAAAGAAGAGCGCGACACCCTACGTGCCAAGCTGACAAAGGCTAGCCAGATCGGTATCGAGAAAAGCCAAGAGGCGAAGGCATATTTCGCCCTACTGAAGCGAATCGCCGGCAGTAACAATCAGGACTCACTACGAGCTATTGCCGAGGCGGCAATCCTGCTCGCCAGCTCAAAGCCTTGCGTTCATGAGTTCATCCCTTTCACTAGCGGTTGCAACAAGTGTGGCGAGCCGTACGCATCGACCGCGCACAACAAGCACGCCAAGCCGGTGACAATATCGCGCATCAGGGAGTCCATGGAGGAGTCCGCCAGCAGTGGCAGCGTCGCTGAACTTCAAATAAGCGCAACGCATGTGCGCGTCACTTACAACGGGATCAAGTGGCACCACGACAGGATGCGCAATGGACGATGGGACCCCCTGGCCATCGAGGAGTTTGACGAAATCCTCTGTGCCGCGCTCCTCAACCATCATCAAGCCTGTGAGGTGAGCCATGGCTGAACAAGCGGCACAGCTCATCAGACCACGCATGGCCACTCACCGCCTTGATTTGCCGACGATATGTGACATCTGTGGCAAAGCACGCTCGACCCGCAATCACGCCAGCTGCAGCAAGATCCGGCAGCAGCGGAAGAACGTCGAGTGGGAATCCTACATGGCCAACGTGGCCGCAAAGAAACTCCAGCAGGTGCAGCGCCTGCGCGCCCTTCGGTAAGTCGGAGAATATTTTATGGCCAAGCAACAAGTTAAACCCATTCACGAAGCAAGCAATCAAACTTCCGAAGCGGTGCAACTTCTTATTACACCCGCCGTATGGATTAGAAAGGAATTACTGTTCCCCGTTTTCGGACTGAGCACTGAGGCCGTGCGGAAGTATCGAGATCGCGGCATCTGGCTGGAAGAGAAACAATGGCGCACCGATCCCGCCAACGTGATTGTTTACAACCGCGTGGAAATCGAAAAGTGGATGGCCGGCCAACCATGACAGAGAAGATCGGGGAGAAGCTGCCCACTGGCGTGGAGCTGAACGGAAAGAAGCTGCGCATCTGGTTCATGCTCTACGGGCAACGCTGCCGTGAACCTGTGCCCGGCATTATCAAAATCAACAAGGCATCTATTGCCTACGCCGATAACAAGCGCCGGACGATCCTGACCGAAATCGCGGAAGGTCGCTTTGATTACGCCGCGCACTTCCCCGACTCGCCGAGGGCGGCAATGTTCTCGGGCACGGGCGGCCACTCGACAAAACGCACCATCAAGGAAGGAATCGAAAGATGGCTGGAAGTACAACGCGCCCTCCGCGCCACCAGCACAGTCGACAACTACGTCAGCAAATCCAAACACGTCGACACGAAGTTCGGTAAAAGACGTATCGTCGATATCAGTAAGAGCGACCTCGAACTGTTCCAGGCGCAACTGCTCAAGCAAGGCCTGGCCCCGAAGACCGTGAATGATATTTTCACAATTGTGCGCGGAGTCTGGGCGGACGCCTTCGGCGATGGGATCCTGAAAGCAAATCCCTTGGACCGGATCAGCAACGTCGGCACCGATTCCGACTCAGAACACGCCGATCCGTTCAGCCGCGAGGAAATCGAGCTGATTGCAACGGGCGACCCGGAGCGCTTGGCCGATGCTCGCATGCTCGCCTTCAACTGTTGGACCGGCCTGTCGATGTCGGAAATCATCGCCCTGGCCCTGGAGGACATAGACCTCATCGCCGGTACCATTCACGTGCGCCGGGCCTTGGTCGTGGGAGAGTTCAAGGTGCCAAAGGAACGATCACGGAATCGGATCGTCGAGCTGATAGACCCAGCACTCGAACTGATGCGCGAGATTGTCGCTGCAGCTCAGGCCGCACCGGCCGTTGAAATCAAAGTCATACAGCGCGACAACATCACAGCGAAGAAACAGAAGGTCCGCTTACTCTTCCGCAACTCAAAAAGCGCCATGCTTTGGAACGGCAAAACCCTGAGCAAGTGGTTTACCGCTCATCTGAAAAAAATAGGGGTCCGGCACCGCGGGGCTAACCAGTGCCGCCACACATTCGCCAGCCAGATGCTCTCGAGCTATGTGCCGGTCGAGTGGGTTGCAAGACAGCTCGGACATGCAGACACTACGATGGTGAGAAAACATTATGGTAGATGGATACCAAAAGACACCAAGAGCATGGCTGGTTTAGTATCGAAAATGTTAGGTTTCAGAGATAAAGGAGATTAAGTCGGGAGCATTTGTCTGATTAGACATCTCCCACTTTGAAAAATAAAACTCAACCCTCCATCGCAAATAGCATCCGATGGAGGGAAATTATGGTACTTCGCCAGCAATACGACTCAATAGCACGCCAAATCTACGGCACTCATTTTTTAAGTAATTCGGCGCGAACCTTATCAGGCAGCAGATCAATATCAATCACGCCTTCGGCGACAGCTTTATTTAGAATAACCTTAATGTCCGGCTTACGAAACCGAATGGACTTATTCTCAGCAACTTTAGCCTTAACTATCTCAGCGACGCTTTTTAGAGCAGCGTGATCGAGATTAATGATATCTCGATGCAAATTCTCTAGACCCTTGGCCCGTGTATCACCTTCAGTTTCTGCAAGCTCGAGATTTTTCTGTTCAAGCTCCTCAACACCCAAACGAACTATGTCGATCGTTTCCATGCTTGTCAGGGATGCTAGAAGCGCGAGTACTGACTGATCATACTCAACTTCACTTTCATTCTTCCATACAGACAGAGTATTTTCAGATGTACGCAAGCATCCTGTTACTGCATCTGCACTGATATATTCAGGACCAACAGCGAGAGAGTTCTTCCATTTAGCCAAACTAATTTTACGTATTAGCTCCATCTTAGAACTCTCGCAAATAATCTATAGTCTGCCGACGATAGACTTCCAACCAGTCAAATGCCAATTTGGTATTTTCCAATACGGAAATCCCATCTCGGCTACCCCAGTTTTCGAATGCTCGTATGCCCCCTTCGATTACTTCGATATCTCGATTGACCAATGCAGCAACAGCTACAGTTTGCCCAAAAGGATAGATCGCTGCGTAGGAAACATTGCTTATAGCCTTTAACAAAAACAATAGAATATTTTTATCATTCATAGACTGTATAAATATATGACTGATTATCCTACCAAGCTGTTCATTTGACTCACCAAACCATTGCAGAATGAGCTCATCGCATTTAGATACCATACCGTATTCTAAATTACCGGATCTAGATGCACGCCTGAATGCGAGGAGATATTCGTGCAGATTGATTTTTTCAGCCGCAAGATTATTCACGGCTTCACTAGTCTGGATGTATTTACTAGAATCTCTGCCTAACGATCCAATCTTTTCGACATCGATGCCTGTCGGTGAAGTTTTGATATCAGAAAAAAAACTGGGCGACGTAATAGTTACTCGGCCAAAACTATTGGCAAACAAGCCAATTCGAGGCTTCTCTGTCAGAGTGACATCAGAAGTCGGGACAACTGGTTTTTTTATATAACCCCCCCGAATAGTAACTGTGGTAGGCACATTATCTGAATAAAACTCAGCTTTCATGATGATTCCTCACAAGACCAGAAATAAAGTCCGCATGAAGCTCACTCAAACTTAAGACCAACGCCGAGACATTTTTTATATCAAGTCGATTCTCTTGATTATAAAAATCAGTGCCAACCTCAGCTTTAATTCGAACCCTATCGAAATCGGTCAGTACTGAATTTAAGAGAATTTTACCTTGAGCGCGGCCGACTTCAGAAACCTTTAAAAGTTTTTCATCATTATGCTCAAATCCTATTGACCTTCGAGCAAACCACTCGAAGACATCCTCGTCATCGTTAGCTTCCGCATTCAGAAACAAAGCTGCGGTCTTATTCATTTTCTCTTCGCTACATTCGCCCATCAACATTTCTTTTGAAATAACGCAGCGATTAGCCTTCAAATTAAACTCTGCAGCAAGCCTATCCGCAAACACTCGTATCAAATCAGTAAAATCTGTAGGTGCGGGGTTAACCGGATTTGGATTTCGAATAAATGAAATTCGATCTGTATTGAAGGTTATAGCGGTATCAGCATTATTCACCAAAGACATCCGGTTAATAGCTTGACCAGTTTGCATATTAATTTCTTGTACTACAGAAGGCAGGTAGCCCATTTCACCGAAAACTTTCAGCAGTTTCATCGTATTATCGTTGTTCAACGGTATATCGACGGCACCTATAATAATCAACTGCTCATTAATCAACAAATCAGTCAT